AATTCACCCAGTTACAACTAGACTTTGCAGCCTAGCGAGGCTCTTTCAAACCTGCCATTCGTGAAAAACCGCTTTCGTGGTTTCTTTTTTCCCATTTGAGAAAATTGGTGTCTCATCTGGGTCAATCCTTGTAATGACATCAGATAACGACTCGCGCTGTCCAATGGCATTAGAAGTAGTCCATGTAGCCATAATTGGCCTCCTATTTAGTAAGAAGATAATCAACGGCAGCATCCATTGCATTTCTGCCTTTTTGCTTACCGATATTCGCGAGGGCATCACGCCTTCGCCTTTGAGTTTTTTGCTTCTTACTTTGAGGCTGGCCGCTTTTGGTCATTTTCGGAGCCTTGGTCGTTCTTTTTGTTGCCGCTGGTTTTGCTTCCATGAGCTTGTCATATAACATTGCTTTCCTCATCAAAGCGACTGCACGGCTATCACTAACCCGACTTAATTCGTCATTTGAATATCCATACCTTTGCGCGTAGGTAATGACTTCATTTTTTTCCGCTTGGGCTTTTTGAGAATCAGTCCATTCGGGAATTAATTCGGTCAGTCTAATACGCTCCTGTGCCATTTGCTTTTCAGCCTGGGCTTGCAGTTGCGTCATTTGTTCTTGCTGTACTCTCTGTTTCTCCTGTTCAATATTCTGCAAAGCATCCTTGCGATCTCGCGCAAGGTCTTTTTGCCGAGTGTATTCCATCGGGTTTTCTTGATACAGCTTATCCCAATATTCCTGGGGTGGCTCCTGTTGACTAAGGGCTTGCTCCAAAGTCTCAAGCTGGTCGGCGTAACGGTTTCGTTCGCCTTGCAGGTGTTCCAGTTCCGCTTCAGCAGCTTTACGCTCCTCTGCGACTTGCTGGGTTTTCCTGGTGTAGTCTGCATTACGCATATACGAATTTCTTAATTCGTCCAGCGTAACCTCAACCTCTTCCTCGCCAGCTTTGACGCGGTAGCGCTGTGGTTCTTCAACTACGGGTGCTTCTTCAGCTTCCTCTTCTTCTTCGGGTTCGTCTTCTTCGACTTCCTCAGAATCAGATTCTTCTGCTTCCGCTTCGACCTCTACCTCATCGGCTTCGGTGTCCTCATCAGAAGTCTCTTCGACTTCTAACGGTGCCTCCTCGCTAACTTCAACCTTATCCTCTTCAGGGGTATCGTTTGCCAGAAGTAAATTCACGGCATCTTCCCGTGATAGTAATGAAGTCCCATTCTCAAGGGTTGCTTCAGCCATAATGTTTCTCCAAAGGATGTTAGACTGCCCGTTGGGGCTTGGTCATCCGGCCTGTGGCAGGATTCTAGTGAACGCTGTTTGCGTCCAATTCTTCTGAAGCCATTGCGCCTGTGGTCATAACAGCTTCAAGTTGATCGTATATATCTTGCAAGACATGAACGCTTTGATAAAGACGCTCTCTTTCTTCAATCTGATCGGCTGGGGTATCAACCCACGCCTGTATGTAACGCTTTTGCAGTATTGAAAACGCTTCATCAAATACAGGATTTCTTAATACTTCTGCCGCCTTGGAACCGCGATTCATTTCATCGCGTAACCGTCCTTCATCAGCCATGTCTATGCTCTTGGTATGTTCGTTGAAATATCAGTCCCGGATGATGCTTCGATGCTTCTAAGCTGGGCTTCAAACTCCATCTCTTTCATCCGCAACTGGTTCTTCATTTCCATTTCCTGTTTTTTCAATTCCAGTTCAGCCATCATCTTTTCACGGGCAAGCTGTAATTCAGCCTCAACTTTCATTTTTTCGAGTTGAAGCTTTTGCTGTTCCTCGTTGTTTTGTGGCGCTTGCATTTTCTGCTGTATTTTCTGTTGCAGTTCCGGCGGCAAATTGTCGGGATCAAGAAAATAATTATCAATATCTTTATGACCGCTGGCTTCCAGCATTCTTTGCAGAGTGTTTCGATACTGGCCCATTGTACAAAGCGGATTATCCATTCCCATCTGGGTCAAGACCTGTTCCTGTTTTGCCGCAACCTGGGCAAGCATCGCCGCTTTTTGCTGATCGTCGCCATTGCCGAGGCCAACATTCACACTCACATCAAATTCATTGTCCCACATCTGCGGGTCCATCGGCACAAAAGTATTTCTCAAGCGCACCATGCGAGGCTGTTGCTGATGTTTCTGCACAAGTTGCAAAATACATTTCATAAGGCGTTTAACACCTGTCTCTGCAAAAACCCGCGCAATCATTTCTACCTTGGCTTGCGCTGCACTGACGGTCGCGGCAACAGCCGTAGCGGTGCTGGATTGCAACGCATCAGGATCAAGACCCATACTGGCTTTTGATAAACCTGTACGCATCTCACGCACTTGATCCATATAAGAAAGAAGCGGAAATGCACCATCCGCTACGCTGGGTGTAGTAAGAGGCTGCACCATTCCCGGCGCTCTCATTCTGACAACACCACCCGGTCTTGCAGAAATGACATCATCAATATTGACCTGTCCTTCAACAACGCCAACCCGTGCATTATTTTGGAGATACAGATTGTCAAGGCATTGCCGCAGAATTGCAGTCTTGCTTTGCTGCAAATCCATAACCAGTTCGGCAACACTTCGCCCGATTAGTCTGTGAGGCATAAGGATGGGTGAAATAACAGAAAACGGAAACATATAATAAGGCTCGTTTTCCAATATCTCATAAGAACTTCCTACACAAAGAAGACGGCGTATTGAAGCCTTGCCATCGTTGTTGTAGTCGATCTTTATGTAAACTTCGGTAACAAGCACATCCCGCATGGATGGATCACCTGATTCATCACCAACAGCACTTTCAAGGTCTTGAAAACGTGCCTGTTTTTCATTGAGTGTGTCGGTTTCCGTATACCCCGCATAGCGTTCTATTTCTTCTTGGTCATAACCCATGCTTACAAGGTCGCTCACCGTCATTTCGGTACGATGGGCAACAAAACGGCAATCGTCTAAATCCTTTGCCCGTTGATTAAATAAAAATTCTTCGGGTGGTATATTCTCGATTTTTACACGACCATCTTTAGTGGTCTTTCGTACCTTAATGTCAAAGACCATCGGGGCTGGCATCATTTGACCATCAGGGGTTATCTGAGGTTCGCCCACTTCCCTCGCCTCTTGCTCAAGAATCTCAATTTCTTCATCCATGAGCAATGCGGTTAATTCTTCTTCGCTTAAACCCTCATAAGAATCTTCAGTGATGATCTCCTTTTCATCGAAATAACTTTTGACAATACCAGCCTTTGAAATCAGTGCGTCTTTCATCCAGTGATGAAAAATAAGCCAGCCGTCATTATCAGCATTCAAAATAAAATTAACGTATTCCGTAGCCTGTTTTGCAGCCTCAACGTCCTCTGGGCCTCTTGGCTCAAACTTTACGAAATCATCAGTGGTCGTAAATATTTTGACAAGTTGGGGCAATATCCCATCAATTACATCAGCCACTTCAGTTTGAATTACCTTGCTTCGACCATCACGCTCATTGCCAAGCGGTTCGCCCAGGTAGTAATTCATTGCGTCAATGCGATCAGCCGCAAATTCGGTGTCGTGGTAATTGACAGCCTGTTCCATCTCGCCCTGCACGATTGAGTGCAGTTCAATGTCATCCATTTTCGCCATTACTTGCGCTTTCTGTAAGATACCTTCTTACCACTTTTTTTAGCGGCTGCTTTTGCTTTTCCAGGCTTTTTGTAGCTGTATTTCATTTTAGGCATTATCTTTTCCTTGCTGTTTTTGCGGCCTGTTTAAAAGCTTTGGCAGTGGGTGCGCCTTTACTTCCAGCTTTTCGCATACGCTCCCCGCTTCCGGCCTTAATTCGTTTTCTCTTGTTGGCAATATTCCTGTACAATCCTGGCTTTTTCATTTCCTACCATTTCACCTTATGTGACCAATATTTTGCCGATAACTTTGAGGTTGGTTTGCCTTGTGCATTATGTCTCGCATAGTAAGACTTGCGCCTTGCTTTATCTTTTGCAGTTTTTGGATTTTTCCCAGCACCTTTAACACCCTGTTGTCCAAACCTGATTAATTTGATCTGGTCCCCTTGTTTCGCAAGCACAGCGTGAGATTTGGTTTTATGGTTAGGTGTTTTTTTAGGCTTGTTATAGCCACTGAATTGTTCAGAACCACGCTTTACCAAGGGCTTTCTTCTTCATCCATCATGTCGCTGAAGTCTGCATCTGGATCAAAATCACTATCGTCGGAACCCTCACCTCGTCTTTCTTGGGCCATCGCGTCAATTGCTTGATATCCTCTTCCTGACCTTTCTTTCATTGCGTCCTGATCTTCTTTGGCTTCTCTTGCCATGTCGAAAGCATAGGCATCTCGTTCTGCTTTTGCGATAGCCTCTCTTTCTTCTGCCATTCGATCCTGTTCTTGAGAGCGACCCCAATTCATAGCCCCACCAAAGGTATCTTCAGGCCCGTAGGTCGTTAGTCCTCCCGCAAAACCACCCGCCATATTTTCATTATAACCAACAGGTGACCAATTTATATCATCGGTATAGGAGGCGTTGTAACTTGTATCGTAGTCGTTAGCGGAATTTGAATTAATATCGGTGCCATCCCATTCAAATTCATCGGAACTCATATCTGTTCCAGTAACACCTGTTTCAAAGGATGTGTCTGCCAATCCTTCCAAGTTACTTTCTAAATCACCATCACCACTTTCAGAACGATTAACAGCATCCAGTGCCTCATCGTAGGTAAGGCCATATTCCCTGGCTAACGCTTCAATGTCCTCTGGCGTTGCAACATCGTGTCCAAAAGGCGTAGAGAGAAAACCATCTGGCGAAAATCTTGCAGTGCCAACGTCAATAGTCGGATTGCCATCTACATCAAGACCGCGACTGTAGTTTTCAAGAGCATCAGCAGAATCAACATCAAACCAGTCCGGCACCGTTCCATATATGCCTCTGGTTCCGAAAGAGGTCATTCCTGTGGAATACGGCTGTCCATCAAACATGCCGTAGGAATATCCGGGCTGACCCATTTCAGCCATCGCACGGTTATAAGCCTGATTCTTCATATTGTAATTGCTGACGGCTTCCAGTATGGAGCCTGTAGGCGCTCCGATAACTGTACCCATAATATTTTCCGGCCTACTCATATAATTGGAAATTGTCGATACAGGGTTTTCAAGTAACCCAGCGGAAAATAATGATGGTCGATCTGCTTTCATTGCATCGCTAACGCTCTTGGCATATTCGCTTGCAATTGCTTCTGGCCCAACCGTTGTTGGTGTAAAATCTGCAAATCCGGTAGGACCGCCCACACTAAAATTCTCATCACTAAAACTTGTGGGAGGGCCGTCATCCCCAACAAACATTACAGGCTGGTTTTTTTCTTGGTTTTCTTCGTTTTTATTTTTTTCTTCTTCTTCTTCTTTATCTTTTAAACGCGGGGTTGCAACAACCCGTTGAAACGGAATCATTCCTCGTTCATCATAATTAAAGGGCGACAGGAGATTGTTTACAAAACGCCCCGCCGCAACAGGGACGGCTTGTCCTATCCCTAATAATCCCTGGTAAATAGCCATTTACACAATCCAGTTCGTATCTGTTTCTATTGTCTGTTTCCACGCAAACTTCGAGCCGTGGACACCAATTACTGCGTTACTCGCAAGTGTAAGGCAAAACGCATCTGCAATGTCTGGCGACCGAATACCGCGCTTTCGCATCTCGTCTTTCGATTCAATCTTAATTTTTCCTGTAGACGTGAACGCAAAACGCGGGGTCGCCAGTTCGTGTATGAGGGTCGCATCATCGGGTATCTTGCAGTCTTTCTGCTCAAACCATTCCCGTGCCTTTCCCCATAGCTCGTCGCGCATCCTCATGTATTTTTCGCTCATGCTTGCACTTTCCGACACGTTTATGCCCCGTGCGGGAAGATCAAGCTCAATTAACCTGTCAACGACACCAGCACCAATGCCGATAACGTCAACACAAATTTCCTGTGGGCGGTCGAGAATATTCGCGTTTTCATACTCGTTGAGTATGATACCCGCTAATTCCATCGTAGACTTGTCCCGCCAGCTTTTTATCTCTGTAACCGTGTTGCCCTTGCGCTTCACAAGGGCTGATTTGTCGTTGCCATACCTTGCACAATCGACTCCATAAATGACGGGGGCGACAGGACTTTCCTCAACATCGCGTGTCGTGGCGGCTGTTATCAGGTTGAGTGGTATATAAGTATCTTCATCGGCTACCGGAAATTCACCTAGCACCCTTACCCTGTAGGCGTTGGACTCCTCGCCATAGCGCGACTTCATGTCATCAATAAAGTCTTCGGACACAAGGGGGCTATCAAGGCAGCTTACCTTGCGTGTCCACCACCTGTCTGCCAGTTCTGTTTGAGTGCGGTAGAAAAACCCGCTGGCTCGCACAGGATTACCCAAAAGGATGGTGTGGGCATTTTTTCCCGACATGCTGCCACTACCAGACTCAAAGACTGTTTCTGGAATCCCTGACGCTTCGTCTGCTACCAGAAGGACGTTTTGGCTATGAACACCCGCTAATGCTTCGGGGCGCTCCTTTGAGCTTGTTCTGGCACTACAAAAGGCTTCGGTTGGACTGCTTTTTAAAACAATGCGGTCACTGGTTGCCTCAAAGAGTTTGCTGACGGCTTTCGGCATTTCCTTGAGCCGCGATTTTAACTCAGCAAACAAGGCATCAAATAGCTGGCTTGCTGTGGGGGCCGTGACCACCACCTTGCAAGGAAACTTCGTGGTCATAAACCACAAGATTATTGATGCGGCGCAAGATGATTTGCCGACACCGTGTCCCGAAACGACGCTACACAGCCTTTCGCCCTTGCCTATAGCATCCATGACTTCGCGTTGCCAGGGTATCGGCTTCATGCCGATTACATGCTCTGCAAATCCGGCTGGGTCGTTTTGGTAGCGTTCCAAAAACAAAGGCCAAGGGTTTGTCATTAATCCAGTAAACCGCCTTTTAATAAACCATAACGCCCTAAAATATCTAACGCATCGCTTGAGGGTATTGGCTTCATTCTGCCACCCAGAAACTTATTTTTTTCGTGGATCATGCGATCAAAAGCATCAGCCTGCGATCTTGATTCAAATAGCTCGAAAACGTTTTCCTTTTTAGCCCGTTTTAATGCCGTTAGCGGATCAAGTACCTTGCCATCCCAAACGGAAGGCACAACAATTACACTGCCGTCAGGCTCATCGAATTGCACTGTGAAAACCGTCGATATTGTACCGTTGTCATTTTTTACAGCATTTCCAAATGCTAAATTTCTTAAATGGTGCTGAGTTATTTTATCCATCTTATTTTTTTCGGGCATTGGTTTTTATTTGCTCATTTTTGCGCGGGGGGGTGTAAATAAAATCCGCCCCCCATCAAAAAAAAAGGGGGGGGCAAAAACAAAAAGCACGGGGAAAATAAAGTTTTCGCCCCCAAATACCGCTGGAGAGATAGAGCGGTACAGATAACTAATCAGTTGGTTAAGTTAATAAAATCAATGGGTTATGTGACTTGGTTCCACATTTGGTTCCAATTTTGGCGGTATTTCTGGTTGTTTCTCTGTTTCTGTTGGCGTGGTAGCAAGCTCGGCTACCGCGTCGAGGTGCTGGCGCGTGTCATCGACCGACACAGCGCGTTTTTCCACCATCAACCCACCCAACTTAGCGAGCGCTACCAAGGCTTGCGCCGCCGCCGAATGCTGACCCGCGCCAGCCGCTGCCGCAGCACAGCGGCGCAACCCGCCCGTTATTTCTTCAATTGTTATGGCTTGCGCCTCAGCATTAAGCGCCTTTAGTTCTTCCACCATTACCGACACCTTACCGTTTTTCAACAGTTCACAGGCTTTCACGTGAACAACATTATCGGTCATATTTTCGGCATTATAAGCCGCACGGTATGCGGCGCTAGCGTTACCATCACAAGGCCCGACGTATTGTCTTGCAAATTTTTCCTGTTTTATCGTTAATTTT